GACGTTGAGACCGTATCAGGCGGATTTGTTATGAGAATTATTGACGCAAATTCCAATGTCATTGGAGCGACCGGCGAATTTGTCGGCACAGGCCAACCTATGAAAATCCATTGCTATTCATACGGCAATTTCTGGCACGAGTTTGACGATATATCAGTAATTGACTTAGGGGCTTAACTTTATAAAGGAACAATAATATGAGTGCATACAAATTTCGACCAGGAAGACTACAACAAACAGCGTTTGGGACTGATGCGGGCCCAGTCACGATAGACGTCACATTAAGCCAAGTAAGCTCATATGTAGTTTTAATACCTAAAGATACATTGCTCAGAGACGTAAATGCATACGTCGTGCTAGAACCGAACCCATAAGGAGAAAACAGAATGTCACTTTTATTCGCAACAAATACAATATCAGATATGGTAGTCGTTACACCGAGTCGTATCGTGGATATTGTTCCGCCAAATCTGTCATATATCGAAACAGACTATACCAGCACAGCAATCAGGATAGAAGCCAGCGGCGATGTACCATTAATGGCTTACTTCGATCATGCCGAAAGCGTAGGAAAGTATTGGTTTCATACATATATGCGAGTAGGTAGTAACTACGGCGACTCACGGATGACCGGTCATATGTGGTATTTTAAAGATGCTAACGGAGTTCTTATAGCTTCTGTTGATGTGAACGTAGGCTTTCTTCGCGCTGGTGCACATGGAACTGCAAATGTCTATGGCGCTAACTTCTCCCCCGGCAATGGCGCTATTTCGAATTGGGACGTTTCCGTTGATCTTTCAGGAACTACTATCGTAGTAGATGTTTTCCAAAATGGCGTTCTCCAAAGTACAGCCACAGCTACAAAGACAGGAGCACAGACTCTTGGAATTTCTACTGTAGAAATTTACTTTGCTGACCAAGGATTTGGCCCGACGTTTGACGGGTATCACTACATGTCGCAGATTATCGTCCGCGATGGCGATGAAGCTACATTTGACATGAACCTTAAAGAAATATTGATTAACGCGCAAGGAACATATAATGATTGGTCCGGCACTGTATCAGATATCAATGACCGAGACAATTCTACCGCAGCATTCACTTTTAATACGCTGCAAAAAACTTCTTACACATACCCAGCAGTGACTGTCCCTATCACCGAATCAATTAAAGAATTCGTAGTAAACTATAATGGAATCGCGACAGGTGCTACCATTGGAACCCTAACCCCCTTTCTGAGAATAGGCGGTGTAGATTATACAACTGGCAGTAGCATTAATGTTGCTGGCCCCAACCCGTTACCTACAATATTTCTTACCGACCCTTCTACAGACCTAGGATGGACAGCAACTTCAGTTTCAGCAGTAGAAGTAGGAATTGAATCAGGTGTGTGATTTGGCAACTGACTGATAAAGTGTAATTAATAGTGCGGAACTAAATAGTAGAATAGGATAAACAATATGAGTGCGTACAAATTTCGACCAGGAAGATTACAACAAGCAGCGTTTGGGGGCATCAGTCTACCTGACACTGGATCCCAGTATTGGCGACTTTTCTTTGCCTATAACGGCTCTGACACAATTTCTGCGTCTAGGATACAAATGTTCGCAGCAACCTTAGCTGAGGGTGGTGCAGCGTCTACTACAGACCTAGCTACAGGTCGAACTGGAGACGTTATCGTAAGTTCAGCTACTCGCTTCACCCCTGGAGACGGTTTTCCCGGAAATCTTGTTGACGTCAGTTCGACTTCATTCTGGCAAGCCACAACGACTACAAATGCTTGGGCCGGAATTAACTTCGGAGAGCCTACAATAATCCGAGGTGTTTCAGTATCGTCACGCGGCGGCGGCTTTGGTCAAAGCCAATCACCTAGAGCCCTTCGTGTAGATAAGTCCGACGACGGTGTAAGTTGGACTACTGAGTGGAACCAAGGAGACATCGGTACATGGACCACCACCGCAGGTCAAACAAAGCGGTATGACATCCCATCGTGACACCTTGTTTACAATGCTAAATAGTAGAATAGGACAAACAATATGAGTGCATACAGATTTCGACCAGGAAGATTACAACAAACAGCGTTTGGGAGTGCAACACCCCCTGCCGCACCTGCAAGTCCTTTCCCCTACATAGTTCCAGACCTTGTGTTTGCTTCTACACGCGCTCCTGGAGCAAGTGGTCTGGTTGACTATCCTAACGCAGAACTCTTGCAGGAAGGCGACATCATTCTTGTGATGTGTGCGGCTGACGCAGGTAACATGAGCGAGGCTAATACAGCGGGTTGGACGAAGGTATTAGGGGGTGATGGGTCAGTAGCAACTAGAGTGTTCTACCAAGTAGTAGGGCCGACACCCCCCACACAAGTCATTCAGTTTACTGGTGCAGTCTCAGGGCAAAACCTCGCGATAACTATCCGTGATAGCAGAGGTATCCGAGGAACTTTTGAAGATTACACCTTTGTAAGCGTCTCGTCTTTGGCGGCAGCGGTGGCAACCCCCGTTGAGGCTAACGAACTTGTCATAACTTATGTCGCTATTGACGACCGATCAACCGCGCCAGGAGTGTTCCCTAACGCAATTGACAACTATTTTTCTGGTGCTCCAGGCGGAACAGTCGCTATGGCCTCACAGGTATCCGCTGGCGCTGGCCCTGTGTCTTGGACTTCTGCTTGGGGTAGCTTTGGCTTCGAGCCTATCATTCGCGCAGCGTTTTCATTCTCGCCAATAGTGTAAAATCAGATGGACCTGCTACAATGCTAAATAGTAGTAGAATAGAATAGGTAATATACGTGGATCAACTCAATTTAAAGATAACAGGACACGTCCTTATAAAGGACTTTGACACAGGCGAAACCATACTTAATCGTCGCAATGCAATCCATCTTGAAAACATGGTCTTTGCACTTGCAAGTGCTGCAACCAATACCGCAAATAGTAATGGGTTCGAAGGCTTTATCTATCAGATGGCGTTTGGCAACGGCGGTGTAGTAATTGATGGGGTAGGCAACGTCGTATACAACGACACTAGAACAACTGATATTACAGACACGTTGTACAATCAAACTTATTCAAAAGTAGTAGACAACACACTCGAATACAGTGCTCTTGATAATACTACTGTGGTAAACGAAAGTGGAACCACATATAGCGACATAGTCGTTACGTGCACATTAGACTATAGCGAACCTGCAGGACAGGACGCACTTGATAACACAACTGACCCAGAGGCAGAATTTGTGTTTGACGAGATTGGCTTAGTGTCACAACAAGGTAGATTGCTAACGCATTTGATCTTTCACCCCGTGCAAAAAAGTGCGAATAGAAAGTTGCAAGTGATCTATACCGTTAGAATTGCGACAGGATAAAAGATGGCATATACAGTTGATTTTACAGACGGAACTAAACCTTCAATTACAGTCACCAATGCTGGTGTAGACACAAGTACCAACATTGCACTTGTTGGTCAAGGCTACACTAGCTATGGTGAAGTAGTTGCTGAAGACTTACTACACTTACTGGAAAATTTCGCGAGTGGTTCCGCACCGACAAAACCAGTAGAAGGACAATTTTGGTTTGACAGCGTTAACAAAAGTCCAAAATATTTTGACAACACAGTGTCAAACAGTGGTAATTGGAAAAGCTTGTCAAGCATGACAGTACAAGCAGGTCCGCCAATTGGCGTTGGCGAAGCTGATGGACACTTTTGGTTAGACATTGGTACAGGCGAATTATATTTGTATTATAATGGTACTTGGGTTTCAATCGGTAACAGTAGCACAAATACTCGCATCATTGCAAGATCGAGATTTGACACGCTAAACGTAGCACACGAAACATTGGAAACAATTGTAAATGGCCAAATTGTAACCATTTACGCATCAGACAAAATTGCAGTTGGTGTTGACAGTAACGGCGGCTTTGTTCCGCAAACAACTGGTTTCAACACAGAATACCTTGAAGACGGAGTAACGTTACTGTCGACACACTTCCCTACTATCAAGCAGGGTGAAAATATGAACCTCAGCGATGAGTATATTTTTAACGGTACTGCTCTTGACGCACTATACGCTGACCTTGCAGAACGTTATGAAGCTGACGCTGTTTATCCTTATGGTACAGTTGTAAAAATTGGCGGCAATAAAGAGATTACACAAACTGACAAAGACTATTGCAGTGATGTGTTTGGTGTTATTTCTGACAATCCAGCGGTGCGCATGAACAGTGGTGCAGGTGATTCAAAAACACATCCATATGTTGCTCTTAGTGGACGCATTCCATGCCGCGTTGTAGGCAAGGTAAATAAAGGTGAGAGACTTGTATCTAGTACAGTTCCAGGCCATGCAATGGCAGGCACTGACGGCCTTTACCACCAAGTAGTAATTGGCCGTGCATTAGAAACTAAAATTAATGATGAAGCAGGTATCATCGAGATCGTAGTAGGAACAAAGTAAAGTGGTATTAGCAGCCGGCCAAAAAATTGAAGCAGTAGATTATGATGCAATTGCAATTGCTGTTAACACTGTCTTTAGTGACACTTCAAATGGAAGTGGCGGCCCTGCCGTCTTAACATGTTCGACATCAGATCAAATTTTATTTACGCCTGCATTGGCAACTGGCGTAGGTGAAATCTTTACTGTGACCAGTTCTATTGAAGCAAGTGATTATATTGCAGTTGATGTTAATGGTGTACCATTAATTGGCAGCGATGTAACATTTGATTATATCAACAATCAATTTACAGTTAACATATCGATTACTGCTGGTCACAACGTGAGAGCATATCGCCGCACATTACACATAAAGGGTTGGGGGCAAACTCCAGCTAGTGTTTATCCACATCCAACCTATCCAACCGATCCATTTGCAGAAAGCAAAATATTAGAAGCCAATATTAACAACTTAATTGACAAAACTAATGTTATGACAACACGGATCGGCAGTACCGTTGAACTTACACGTATTGCACAAGGTGCTAAAATCTTTGCAAGTGACCAAACTACAATAACAGACACAATTGACAATGAAGTAACAAATGGTAATCAGTTTGATAATGTTGTTGCGACTGTGACTAATGTAGCTGCACAGATTTCTCGTTCGACAGATTGGTCTAATAAATTAACGGCAACTGCTGAGTATAGATTTTCGAGTTATAACCAAGCACGTTATTTTTTTAACGCAGGCAATGAATTGCGTATGAGTTTAGAAATGACAGGTGACGTAGCAGATGTTGGATTTGTACATTGGGACCAAGTTGTTAGACAAATGGGTGCACTACAATTACAATGGGACACAACAACACAAACTGGATATGAAGCTGGCACTTCTGAAGAAATTGGCTTTTACAGGTTAACTGATGCATTCCAAACTATATTTACAAGTTCAAGTCCATTAGGAACATATGACGGCGACGGCGCAGCACCAGGAGAATATCCTACGGTACCAGCAGCACCAGGAGAATATTCCAATCTGTTTTTGCTGTTTGAAGCACGTTACAGAGAAGAAAGCGGTCAACATATTGTTGATATCCGTGTTACACTAGATGATTCTGCATTTGTTGCACAGGATATTGCAGGTACAATCACATTGAACGCTGGTTACAAAGCAGGTGATGATGTTACAGACAACTCAGCATCATATACAACCACATTACCAACTGTTGGCTTTGTCGACACATTAATAGATGTCGACGATACTTAACCACAAGTAATCGTTGACTTTTTTCAATAGATCAACTATAATCAATTAAACCATAGGAGTTATAATGGATGAACGACTTGAGCGAGCTTTAGAGTTCGCAAAATACCGAACCACAATCGAGAACCAACGAGCCAATCTCAAACGCCGCTTTAAAGCAATGTGTACAGTGCATCACTCGAACGGTGTGTTTACTGCTGACCAAACAACCATTGCGTTTGTTGCAGCATTGATCAGCAACAACACAAAGAATGCAGTGGTTGTTGACAAAAAAGACAACCCAATTGAAGTCAAGGACCTCAAAGAGTTCCAAGCGTTGTTGATCGACACCTACATGCAAGCTACTAACGAATATGCATCAGAGCATCAAAAGCTTGCTAAGGCGCGCAATATCAAGAAGGCGATGAACTGGGAATGACAGAGACAAAAGGTGTTTGCTTTTTTGCGTACAACACAGAACAAATTGACTATGGTCGTATTGCAGTAATGGCAGCACTCTTTGTTAAACGCAATATGGTCAACAACAACACTTGTTTGATAACTGACCAAGGCACATGGGATTGGATATCACAGTCGCAATCCAAAGCTATGATTGACAGTGCGTTTGATGAAGTTATATTGACACAAGGCGAACACAAGTCAAACTTGAGAGTGCATCATGATTCTCCTTGGACAAAGTTTCGCAGCGAATTTAGAAACTCCAACAAGCACAAAATTTTAGAGTATACTCCGTTCGACAAAACATTGTTGTTAGACATTGACTATATTGTACAAAACAACAACTTGGATTATTTGTTTGACAGCAACGAAGAAATCTCTATGTATCACAATGCAACCAACTTAGACAATCAATTGCCTAAGGAACCAGAGCAACGATTAAAGCCGTACGGAATACCAATGCTTTGGAGCACAGTGGTTTACTTTGACAAACGCAGTGAACTGGCTAAATTGTTTTTTGATACGTGGGCGCATGTTGCAGAAAATTATGACTTCTACAAGTTCTTGTATGGCTTTCCTCCGGGACTGTATCGCACAGACTTTTGTGTTAGCATTGCTGCACACATATTGAATGCACAAGGCACGGGTGAACTAGTTTCAAACTTTGCAGACGAAAGCATGATTTACATGTCGCAAAAAGATGACATCGTGCAAGTAACAGACATTGATGAATGGATCTACTTGGTAAACGACCGCACTGAAAACTGGAAAGACATCTTAACACGAGTAAAGAGTGAAAATGTTCACGTTATGAACAAACGCGCATTGGACAGGCATTACGATCAAATCATGAGGTTGCTAGCATGACACAAGGTTATATCACATTGGCAATTGATCAACTGAATTCAACACAACAGATAAAAAGTGCATACACGTTGGCTTGCAGTCTCAAGCTAAACGATCCCAAGCGTGAAGTTTGTTTAGTTACTGATCATTTCTCAAAGGTTCCCAGCAAGTATGAAAGTGTATTTGACTACATTATCGAGCTGCCATTCGGCAACACAGACGCCACAGAATCTAACAGAGCAATCAACTTGTGGCAATTGTATTATTGCACGCCATTTGCCCAAAGCATGTATATCAATCCTGCTACGATTGCAATTGACAACTTTGTTGACTTTTGGGATATATGCAACGGGCAAGACATTGTGTTTCCGATTCACACTGTTAACTTCAAGCAGCAACCGAGTCAGTATCTAGCCAAGTTTAAGACAGCAGATGCAAACAACATTTTGAACTTGAACAGCGATGTATTTTATTTTGAAAAGAGTGAGATATCTTCTGAGTTCTTTAAAATGGCTGATGTTGTATTCCAAAACTGGCGCCAATGGTTTTTTGAATATATCAAGGAAGAACGTACAAATGCGTTTAACAGTGACTTGTGTTTTGGCATTACTGCAAAGGCAATAGACTACAATCCATTTATGTTCGAGGATTTGCTTGAATATACAGACTTAACAGATGACAATATAGCAGAGGCAGCAACTCAAGAACAATCCGAAGATTGGCTAGACACGATCAATATATGGTTCCACAATGGCGGTGATGTCAAGGTAAATAACCATAGGCAAACCGGCATCTTTGTGTATCGGCAGTTTGATCTATTAAACGATAAAGCATTAAATGATATCAGCAAACATTACAACACGACAACGACAACCATCAAAGATTGATTATTATGTCTACTATGATGAATGGACCGGTGCAATCGTTAGTGCAGGTCGAACAAAAGTAGCAACACAAACGAATCCTTGTTTGATTACAAGAGATACAACTGTACAACGCATAATTAACGGAGAATTAAACGACCGTGAATATATCGTTGTGCTTGACGACAACAATGAGTTCACACTTATTGAAAGAGACAACGTTGTTCGCTTGCGCAAGAAGGAAGACGAACTGATTGTAATTCCAACTAACAATCACAAAAATTGGGACGTTAGAATTCGTGTGTTTACTGTCAATCACAAGATGACAATTGAGTTCAACGACAACTCAATTAGAAAGCTAACGTCAATTTGGCTCAGAACGCCAACAAGTATAAAAGAACAAGACAATCTTGTATTTTACGTAGCCAAAGACAACCAGCCCGACTACTTAATCGAAACGTTTGAGTTTGATGCCTCTGAGATATTTGATTCTGGTATATTAGTCGTTGATGTATCTATGCTTTCGCGCTATACTAGTTATAGTGACTTATCATTATTGACACAGCGTAACTTTAAGAACTACCAATTTGAAGTTGTGAACGATATGTACGTTGACGTGGCATCTAATACAAAGAAAACTACACCACTTGTTTATACCAACAACGCAGACGACGCACATTTTGATTTTATACAACACCAAAATACTGTTATCGTTAACAGCAACATTTCTTCATCACAATTTGATGATGTAGGGTTACATGGTAAAGAAGCAATCATTTACATAACTGGTCCTCAAGTTGATCAATTCTATGACAGGTTTGAATTGGATCTTGTCAAACTACGACAACAACAAAGTCTCGAGTTCGAGACAGATTTCGATTTAGACCAGTGTCAATTACTACATAAATATCCCAAGCTAACTATACATAAGAGAAAGAGCGCATGACATTAATTCCTATTACTGAATATGATATTGTGTTTATCAGTTACGATGAACCAAATGCCGATGACAATTGGCAAGACTTACTAGAAAAGTGTCCTTGGGCAAAACGCAGTCATGGTGTGTACGGAAGCGATGCAGCACACAAAGCCGCCGCTGCTCTGTCAGACACACCAAGACTGATCACTGTTGATGCAGACAACATTGTTGATCCTGACTTCTTTAATATTGAAATTGATATTGACAAGATTGGTCGCAATGACGTAATTAGCTGGGCAGCAAAAAACGAGATAAACGGATTGGTATACGGCAACGGCGGTATCAAGTGTTGGCCAAAGCATGTGATTGAACGTATGCGCACACATGAAGCAGCGCCCGAAGACAACGCCGCAGCGCAGGTGGATTTCTGCTGGAACATAAATTACAGACAGATGAACAACGTTTACAGTCACGTCTACAACAACAGCTCGCCTTTACAAGCTTGGCGTGCAGGCTTTAGAGAAGGCTGCAAGATGACACTTGAAGCAGGCGACGTAGTTGACCAGACACGCATTAAACAGATACACCGTAAGAACTATCAACGCTTGCTGACTTGGATGAGCGTAGGTGCTGACGCCCAAAATGGTATCTGGGCTATGTACGGCGCTCGTTTAGGGTGCTCTATGACGAATTTGCACCGAGATGAATGGGACTGGAGAAACGTGCGTGACTTTGAATGGCTTAATCAATATTGGCGCGACAGCGTTGCGCCTCAATATGAAAGTGCACATACACTTTATCATGAGCGGTGTGAAAAGACAGGCTATACATGGGACAGGGTTGCGCTAGAAGCCGATATTGATTTGATTGGACACGAATTGCGATCAGCACTAGATCTTGACATTGGCGATTTGTCTCCACAAGACAGCAAATTTTTTAAAGCAGTTTATATAAATCCTGCGCGTGTTGCTCCGATGGCACATGAAGATGAAGTAATAAACGAGATTGGAACCAACAAATGACTTCGATTGACGATATTAAATGGGATAGATATTCCCATGGAATGTTACAACACAACGACAACAATATCGCTAACATGAAAGGATTGTTAGGAGAAACAGGCTGTGGATTTTGCCTAGCAAAATTCCGCCAAGTTACAATGCACCTTGGTACTGGAATGACACACAGTTGTCACCATCCTGCGCCGCATAAAATTCCGTTAGATGAGTTAAAAGATAATCCGTCTGCATTGTTCAATACCAAACAACTCAAAAAAGCAAGAACACAAATGCTTAATAATGAACGACCTAGTGAATGTGATTACTGCTGGCGTGTTGAGGATGATGGCGGCACAAGTGATCGCACATACAAAAGTCTTGAACCATGGGCAAGCACAAAACATGATGAAATTGCATCCCTTACTGGCAATGAAAACATTTATCCTTCATATCTAGAAGTTAGTTTTAGTAATGTGTGCAACATGAAATGTACATATTGTGGACCTGAATATAGCAGTAAATGGGTAGAAGAACTAAAAAAGGATGGCCCTGTTCCTTTATTAGAAGAAACAGAACACGAAACACATATGCATGGACAACATAACCTTGACACATTGCAATACAAAAATCGTGAATCTAATCCGTATATTGATGCATTTTGGGAATGGTTGCCCGGCGCAATGCCCAATTTAGAACATCTCAGAATTACAGGCGGCGAACCGCTTATGAGCAAAGAGACATTCAAAACAATTGAATGGTTGATTATAAATCCTAATACTGAATTGGATTTTTCAATTAATACAAATATGGCAGTTCCTGAAAAACTATGGAACAAGTTTATTGATGCTATTTCACGATTGCGTGATGCTAATGCAGTGCGTAAAATTACAATCTTTACCAGTGTCGAAGGCTGGGGAGAACGTGCTGAATATGCTCGTACTGGCTTAGATTTTGAACTGTTGAAAGAACGTGTTGAACAAGTTGCTGCAATGGACAACATTAGAATTAATATAATGTCAGCATTCAATATCTTTAGTGTAACCAGTTTTGACACAATGTTGAAATGGGTGCATGAACTTAAAATTAAATTCAATGTGAACTCTAATCTAACCAGTTTTGAGGACAAGACAGGATTTAAAGCTGACAAGAACGTTGATCATATAGAGCGGCGCAGACGCACTCCTGCGCATGAACTTAAAATTGGTTTGGACATTCCTTATCTTAGACATCCGGAGCATCTAGATGTACATTTTTGCACACACCAATTACTTGAAGATTATTTATTTCCAACTATGAATTATATGGCATCAGCTTGTGTTAATACAGAATGGAATAATCCAAGTGGATTTGAAAGCATTGAATTTAACAAATTCAAGCGTATTGTAATGCATCGTGCATTCTTCAATAAAAAGAATGATCCTGATCGAGACAGCGACCTTGACATTGTTCGTAATAGGGCACGGTTTTATGATTTTGTAACACAGATGGACAAACGGCGCGGAACAGATTTCTTGACAACGTTTCCTGAAATGCAAGAATTCTACGAAGTGTGTCACGCAGCAAAAGAAACGCTTTCACAATGACACATAGTGAAGATAGATTCGAACCACTAGACACAGTAGATGCAAATGCAATGTTTGAATTGCAAGCACAGATAATACAACAACATGATATTAACAGTGTATTAGATATTGGATGCAGACAAGCCCGACCATTAGAATGGCTTGATCCTGATATAACATATCATGGATTTGATATTGTGCCAGAAGTATCTGATAGATTAAAAGACAAATACCAAGTTACAAAATATCCCAACACAGAATGGAAAGAAGGTGACTGGCATGATCCTCCATTTAACGGACACTATGATTGTTTAATTTTCGGCGGCATGTTCTACTATAATAAAGACACAGTTGTAGAAATAATCAACACTTACATCGCTCGCTATAATCCAAAATTAATATTGATATGTGATATTGATTATGATTCACCTGCGCATTGGTGGCCTGCAGATTTTAATGAGTTGAAGTCTACGTTCTATCATAAAGAACACAAGGTACAATTGCCTGACAGCTTTTATGGAATGAACAAGCGCGTGATATTTGAAATTGATTTCGAACAAACTGGAAAATTACGAGATACCCTTTTACCAGTTGATCCTACATACACAGGCCTACAAGCACCGAGTTATCCTGTTGAAGAAATGCTAGAATGGATTTATGTTGCTAATACTGAACCTCTAGATAACATTTCTAAAACAATGCGTAAAGAATTTGTGTTAGATTATTGGATTGGTGTTGCAGCAGGTTTCAAACCATATTACACACTTTGCAAATTTGGATTTACAACCGACACTAGAATCATTTATGCTGATATTAGTCCGAGAGAAATTGATTGGCGCAAACACTTTGATCAACATTACACGCCCGATATGACAGACGCTGAATTAACTGACCTCTACACACAATATCAAGCAGCTAATCCCGCGTGTGAATTTATACGAGGCGACATTAATCTAATAGGTGCAACGATTCGACAAGAACGTGAATTCCTTGATATAACCGACAGCGACTGGGAAACAATGTGGACTACATATCAGAAGGCTGAAAAGATATACAAGGTTGTAAACATAATTGATGAACTTGACACTGTATTGAACATGGTGCGCAAAGACACAGTTGACAATCCCACTAACGCTTATCTTTGGACTAGCAACGCATGGGACTGGCATCAGTTTAGATACAAAGAAGCCGAATATGATGCATGGCGTGCACGAGTTAACAACCACATCGGTAGCTTTTATTATGACGGTAAAGTACCTCCATTTAGCAGTATGCAATGACTGAAATAGACACGATCAATAAATTATTCAATGTCGATCTTGCCGCAGACTGCCAATATAGACAATTCCCTCAAGGCGAATCAAGCGAATTCTTGTACCTCGAAGGAATGGAAAGTCAGCATCGTACATATTGGAACGACGAGATCAAAGTTAAAGTATACGAAGAAGAATATGGCAATCATCTTGATAATTGTATTTCTGATTTCAAATATTATGCACGTCCAAACGGAGCCGAGTATCTTAAATATTACTTATGTGGTATGAGACTACAAGACGGCCAAGCATTTTTTCTATTTGATATGGTCAAAGGACAAGATTTGCTGTTTGACTTAGTAGATAATTTTTCTGTTGATCGAGCAGTTGATCATATTGTTGACGCTTATCATGCAATGGAACACAACGCAATATGTCAGTTACCTGATGATAAATATCTGGTAGCACACGACTACAAACTATTCAATATTATAAAAGATGCCGGAGCATGTCTTATGTTTGATTATGATCGATTTTCAATTGTCGATGATTTGAATATGTTTGTCCGAGAATTTTGGCGCAATGTTGAAGTTGATGATTTAGGTGCCGCAGTGCTAGGGCTTGATAAAGAGACCCAGCAAGAAATTTTAAAGAAGAGCCATGAACGAATATCAAACTTACCTACATAATTATATTGTCGACAGATTTGAAAAGTCAGTGTTGACGACCGATCCTTTTGAGTATATGGTGATAAAAGACCTACTGCCAATAGAAGAATACAATCGTAGTTTAGATCATGAGACGTATGACAGAACAAACTTAGCAACTGCAATGTCACAATTGCAATCATATTTTTACGGCTTGTTTACACATGTTAAAGATCCAGAAGTCAAAAGTTTTAACCTACAATTGACAGAATGGAATCAAGGATACAGCTACCGTCCGCATTTAGATGGTGGCCCGCGTGTCTTTTCTATGGTTATATACCAACCTGAACACGACAGACATCCTTGGTTAGGCACAAGCGTTTACAAACAAGTAGACAATGATTTCCGTGTTGTTGATTACGCACCATATTTACCAAACACAGGAATTATTTTTCCTTGTGGATTCAACAACTGGCATGGCAATGAATTGCAGCTTGAGCAACATCGTCGCAAAGCAATGTTGTGCTTCTTCTACAATCAAAAGCTAACAACACAGCATGGTTGGGATATGGAAGGATACATGGAATATGAATAACGCATGGCAACTTAAACAGCTATATCCAAATGCTGTATCTGGATGGTATGAAATCGACGGCCGCAATATTTGGTGCGACATGAAAACAGATGGCGGCGGCTGGATGTTGGTTGCTAATGTAAGCCTAGACGGCAAGCACGTAAATCGTGATGCAGTAGGTAGCGCAGTAGCGCCCGGCGCTACTATGTCCTCTAAATTTGAAGATGAGTTTATCAACAAATTGCGCAGTGACAGCACATATTCAGGAACTACACCTTGGCGAGCACAAGCAACTCAATTTGATGTATTCCCACATGCACCAGATGTTAGTGTACCTGACAGGCTTAGAACACAAACGCAATTCATTAATTCAGCAATGGTTGAATTTGATGCAACCAAACGTGCAATGGATACAACAGGCGCAACATGGATGCATATTGAATATGAACACCCGATATGCATGAAACTAGCACATGACATACGTACAATCGGATTTGGTGATAGATTCATTTCCGGTGACACATATTTTGTATGGGCTGACACAGAATTAGAAAATTATGGATATTCGTCTCACAACAGAAATTACAGTCCGGGATTATTATGGGTAAAATAACTAAAAACAAAAACAGTAGACCATTTGCGCCGCAAGGAACTGGCCATGCTGAAGATCCTGAATTTGGCAATGTATGGGTAAAAGACAGTGATGGTAGTCTTGCAGGACAAAAGGATTTAACTGGACGTTATTGTAGTAAACCATTTACTTGGGTTGAAGTCGACATGTTTGGTCGAGTGTGGATGTGCTGCCCATCTTGGTTACCGTATCCAATCGGAAATGTATTAGTTGATGATATGAAAACTATTTGGAACAATGATAAAGCACAAAAGATGCGCGAACAGATTTTTAACGGCAAATGGAATTACTGTAATCATATCCAATGTCCGCATATTCAAGACAACAGTTTACCAACACTTGAAAAAGTAATTGCTGGACATTATCCTTCATTACCGGCTGAATTCAAAGCAGTATCTACTAGGTCAACTATTGTCGAGGAACTGCCAACAAAGATTAACTTTAGCAATGATGAGAGTTGCAATTTAGAATGTCCGAGTTGTCGGATTAGTAAGATACTGTTTACATCCGGCACTGAATATGATAAACGAAAAGATATTAACGATAGATTAATTGCTGATTTCTTAACTGAACCAACCGACCGAGAATTTAGCATTCATGTTACTGGCAGCGGTGATCCATTTGCCAGTAAAATTTATAGAGATATGTTGACGTCTATTAAAGGCTCGGACTTTCCAAATTTAGTAGTTAACATGCAATGCAATGGTGTGATGTTTACTCCAAAGATGTGGCATAAGATCGAAAGCATACATGATAATTTAGGTTACATTCGAATTAGCTATGACGCTGCACAAAAACACACATACGAGAACGTAACACGCATCGGCGGGAAGTGGGACCTATTATTAGAGAATTGTGACTTTTTAAACGCTCGTCAATCCGAGCGTCCAAACATGAAATTGAGTTATGACTTTGTTGTACAGAATGATAACTTTAGAGAAATGCCTGCGTTTGTAGATTTGATACGTTCACGTTACAATAATGCAACCAGCATTTCATTTAACTTGGTAACTGACTGGGGCACATGGAACAAAGAAGAATACGAAGAAAAATGTATTTGGAAGACAACACATCCTAATCACAGTGAATTTATCGAAATACTAAAAGATCCAATTTTTGCTCATCCTAAAGTAAGTCTTGGCAATGTGTTACCATATAGAGAGAACGCAATAAATGACAAATAAACCCAAGTCAGACTTAACCAATTTAATCGAGGCAAATGCAACCAATGCTGACATTATCAAGAACACAACTGCTTATTGTGTAATGCCTTGGTCGCACTTACATGTTGCAACAACAGGTGATGTGTTGCCATGTTGCATTGCAGATTGGCAACACAGTTTGGGTAATCTAAATGACATGACATATGATGAAATTTGGAATGGTGAGAAGATGCGTGAATTCCGTAGAAGTATGGCCGATGACAAAAAACATAAAAGTTGCAAGTCTTGCTATGAAAAAGAAGCAACTGGCAGCTGGAGTCAACGTATTGACGGTATTAATAAGTTCCAAAAAACAGTTGCACCATGGGTCCTAAATACTGAGAGTGATGGCACTAGCACTGACAGTAAACCTATTTACTGGGATATACGTTTTAGTAATATATGTAACATGCGTTGTCGAATGTGTGGACATTTTGCTAGTAGCAGATGGTTTGCAGATGCAAAGAAACTAGAAAAAGATTACAATGACAACAAATATCTAACAGGCGATAGCAGCAAAGCAATTATGCACAGTGTGTCTGATTCGCAAGGATTATTAGACCGTTTAGAAGAATACTTGCCGCATGTAGAAGAACTGTACTTTGCCGGAGGCGAGCCATTAATAATGGACGAACACTATCGCATTATTGAATATTTACACACGAATAAATTATTCAAAACAAAAATACGTTACAGCACTAACTTAGCTAAACTGATATACAAACGCAAAGACATTGTTGAATTATGGAAAGACTTTGAATGGGTCGAATGCGTTGCTAGCCTTGATGCAACTGGCAAACGAGCAGAAATATTGCGCAAAGACACAGTTTGGCAAGACATACTCGACAACAGCTATCGCATTAAAAAAGAAGCACCAAATGTTTGGTTTAGAATTGCACCAACTGTACAGATATTGTCAATTATCAAATTGCCAGAATTGCATAAAGAGTTTTTAACACGCGGGTTACTTGGACCGAATGATTGCTTTTACAACATATTGAGCACACCACAACATCATAATATACAAGCACTACCGCCCGAACTTAAACAAACTGTTCGTGAGATTTGGACAGAATACAGAGATTGGTTAACCACTACATATAATCCTGCTAAACTGCACACCGTGCTTGGAACAATTGATCACACACTGACCTTTATGGATGCACAACAACTACCAGACCATCATCTATATGCGTTTGTCAAAAAGACCAAGGCACTTGACAAAATACGCAACGAAGATACACCTGCTACATTTCCTGAACTTGATTTTATTTGGAATAATTACAGCTAAAGATATCTAGTACGAATAATGTTGCTTACGTCGTCTGCAACTATTTTATATCCATCACTTGTAAAATGACGAGAATAAGCAGTATAATATTTTCCAGGCTTTCCGATTTCGGCTCTTGACTTCATATCTATTATCCGATCAAGTGGGTCAGAACATTCAAACAACTTATATAGATCAGCATTGTACCAAGGTTCTTCTGCAAGATGTGAATGATAGAATAACATGTTATTAAATAATATATTATATCCTAATGACTCTGCGTAAGATTTAATCCCCCACAATGCCATCATGCTGCGAAGAACCATATAGTCGTCGTTTTCGTTTAGCCATGCTAGACGTTGTTGAGAAATATCTAACTTGGCTTGCGGGGTAACTGATCGACAATGGTCGCCAAGAGATTCATTAAACAGCGCATGGTTGTGATGTCCTAATATACTATGTCGTCCTGAAATACATTGCGGATCGGGGTTCCATCTGCGATCATCTAATAATGATGTAGAGTAGCGGCCATATGCAGTCGGATTGATCACAATCAAAGTAGACTCGGTTGTGTCTTGATGCAACGTCCATTCATAAAATCGTTGAGCTATACATTCATTTGAATATCCTGGGACACCTAGATTTTCAATTTCAATTCCAAGTTGTTGACCAACCAATGCCGGATATGTCATTGTGTCATCATAAAAATCTTGACGGTCAGTTGACTCTGGATATTTTGGTATCCAGTCATCGGGCATTTGAGATATTGATAAATTGGTTGCACAATCTTGTCCGTATGTCAAACTACATCCAAAAAAAGCAATACGAGTTAATGTCATGGTGTTCCTTATTGAATATTTATGTTATAAATATTAGATCTATAATGATTGCTCATTAGACTTTTCTGTTGTATAATGTAAAAAAGGAAGAATCATGATTGAATGGGGCATTACAGCCATGACTCACGACGCTGCTATTGCAGTGTTTGATGATGGGCAACTCATTTGGGCAAGCCAAAGCGAGCGTTTTAGTCGTATAAAAGGCGACAAAGACCTGCATCCTGACTTGATAAAAGAAGCGTTGGAATATGGTTCGCCGGAACAGCTATATTTTTACGAAGACACAAACAAAAAGAAAATACGACAAGCATTTGCAAAACAGTGGAGTCTGCTTACAAAAGATCATCCAGAAAAATATATGCGCAGCCTTGGTATCCCAGCGCCAATCGTGATGGTGGACCATCACCACAGTCACGCAGCAATGGGATTGACACGTATTCATGCAACATATGAGCCTGCTGATATTTTAGTTATTGACAGCATTGGAGAATTTGACACGACTAGCATTTGGAAGTCAGCGCATGGAGTTGACCTAACAAAAATGTGGTCGCAAACATATCCACACAGCATTGGGTTGTGGTACAGTGCAATGACACAGCGCATTGGATTGAAGCCGCAAGAACATGAATACATATTGATGGGCATGGCTCCGCTTGGTGACCGCGATAGACTGTACGGCGCAATGATTGAAGACTTCTTTGTAGGGCCGTTCGATGGCAATCAGTTCAATATCAATTTAAAGATTAACCTGCACCGAGGCTGCTTGAGCTGGCGACCGGATCTCACCACGGTACAAGATTATGCAGACATTGCTGCCGCGACTCAGCGCATATACGAAGAGATATTTGAGAACACAGTAGCCAAGATTGCAGCACACAGTGATGCAAAAAATCTAATTGTTGCAGGTGGGTGTGCATTGAATTGCGTTGCAAATACACTTGCTTACAAATATTATGATCGTGTTTACATTTCTTCAAATCCAGGCGACGCTGGAAGTGCAATTGGATGTGTGTTAGCGCACAATCCTGAGTATATGGTTGGCAGAGCACTGTTTATGGGACATACAATCGAAGGAAGATATCCTATTGACAAAGTGATAGACGACTTGTTAACAACAGGTATTTCAGCAGTTGCATCCGGTCCTGCTGAGTTTGGTCCAAGAGCATTGGGAAACCGCAGCATACTTGCAGATCCTCGGATACCCGACATAAAAGACCGTATCAACAAACTCAAGCAAAGAGAAGACTTCCGTCCATTTGCTCCGATGGTGATGGATGAATATCTTAATCAATACTTCAAAGTGCCAAGTCCTCATTTTCAAGCAGACGCAATGCAGTTTGCAATACCAATGAAGAATCCTGATAGATTTCCAGGCATTTGCCATGTTGATGGTACCAGCCGCGTTCAAACTGTTAAGAAGCATATGTTTACGCTTTCAGACCAACGTCATTTACTAGAACGCTGGTATGATAAAACCAAGTGCCCGATGCTGCTCAATACCAGTCTCAATGTCAAAGGTGAACCGATGGTAAATACTCGGGCAGACGCAGAGCGGTGGACCAAAATACACGGACTTGAAGTTCGTATGCCCGAGGAAAAGAAATGATAACCTGGATCAAAAACAAGATTGACGTTTGGAAGCGCAGACGCGCTCGCAGCAAGCAACTCAAAAAGCTTAAAGACCAAGATCCATTTATATATGACTAATGTACATCTAATAAGTAACGCCCGGTCGGGGAGCTCGTATCTTTTTTGTGTATTAAAGCATTATATCAATCCTAGTCAACCTAGGTTTATCATGAATGATGATAGCTTTGACGAACCGTTTAATCCTACTGTTATTCGAACCCATCATTCGGATCGTACATATACAGAATGTTGTCAATTGCGCATCATTAATATCAAAAACACTAATTCATTAGTTGTAAAAAATCATATCAATCACCTCGATCAAGTGCAATCGGTATCACAAGATTTATTAGATAGATTTCTAGATATTGAAATGTATAACATTGCATTGGTCCGTCGTGATTTATTTCAATATGTTTTAAGTCTGTGTATTGCCGACGTTACAAATGATTGGATCGAATACAACTACCACCATCCTTTTGAAATCGACCCCGTTCAATTCTGTGTACGTTTTGATTATCAAATGAACAATTTAATGAAATTAATCAACAATGTACATGGCATCAAATACAACGAAATAGTATGTTATGAAGACTTAGAGGGTAACGCTCGAATTGATTACAGTCGACTTGATATGTGCTATACCCACATATCAATGCTGCAACCAACAAATGTAGATGAAGTGAAGCGGAGTCCTAGCAAAACTGATCTTGTTTTAAATTACAACCAATTATTTGACTTATGTTTAACCTTGATTGATAATTATATAATAAACAATGATTGTAGCAACATCAAAATCGAGAATGGAATATTGGTTGATTTTTTAGCACAATCATGTTAAAATAAACAAAAGGAATCTTGATGCTTGATATATTTTTTCTAAGCTATGATGAACCTTTTGCTGATGAAAACTTTGCTCTCTTACAAATGACAGCACCTAACGCTAAACGTGTTCACGGCATTAAAGGTATCTTCGAAGCACACAAAGAGTGTGCGCGACAAAGTAACACTTCGTATTTTTATGTAGTTGACGCTGATGCAGTTGTTGATGAGGAATTCACGTTTCAATTTACTCCCAATGCTGACCGCGACGCATATCCAGGTGTACCTGAAACTGATTGTGTATTTGTATGGCGCAGCCGCAATCCAATTAATGACTTGCTGTATGGATATGGTGGCGCAAAGCTTTTTCCCAAGCAAGGCTTGATTGATGCTGAACATTGGAACGTTGACATGACAACAACAATTGATGCTCCGTTTGTGCCTAAATTTCAAATCAGCAATGTTACAGCGTTCAACACTGATCCGTTCAATACATGGAAGTCGGCATTTAGAGAATGCACCAAACTGGCTAGCAGCATTATTCCTAACGGCAACAACTTAGACAATGAGTACAGATTGCAAGTGTGGTGCGAACGCGGAGCAAATCGCCCCTTCGGCGAATATTGCATACAAGGTGCAAATCAAGGACGTGAATTTGGCGAACATTACAAAAATGATATCAACGCACTCAAGCAGATAAACGACTTTGAATGGCTGAGAAAGGTGTTTGACAGCAATGTTAACTAAAGGTCAATTACTAGATAGAATGGAACTATTGTATCCGTATGAAGGCCGCTTTACGGACTTGCGCCGTGCGTATATTGACAGAGATGAAAACAGTATACATAGACTTATGGTTGATTGTTATGGCAACGACATCGATAAGATGAAGAAAGCATTTCGAGACGATAATTGGCATCACATGTTTCATTTAATAGAAGGTGATTGGATACCACAGTTCACAGTGCCCGATGGTGTAGAACAAGGCGACTTACGAAAATTCCTTTTCCAAGACAACACTTGGAGTATGTATCGATTGTTATTAAACATACAAGACACCCAAATTATAAAAACTATAAAAAGTTTTCATGCTAGTGGAACGCGCATTGATAATGACAGCCTTAGTCAAGGACAACTCAAGAGCAAGATGTGGTTGATTGATGAACTAAAAACATTAGACTTGAAATTAGGTACAGTGTTTCTTTGCGCAGGCTGGTACGGCATCCTTGCTACACTGATGTTTGAACATGACTTTGACATTGACAAGGTGCGCAGCTTTGATGTTGACCCTAATGCCGCACCAATTGCAGACAAGTTTAATTTGCCCTGGTTTAGTGACGGCTGGAAGTTTAAGGCTATAACAGAAGACATCCATAACATCGACTTTGAAGAACATGGCTGGCAAGCATGGAGTAACAGCAAAAACAGATTGAGTAAAACTATTCGAGAAGTCCCTAATACCATTATAAATACAAGCTGTGAACATATAGAACATTTTGATAGATGGTATGGTAGCATCCCGTCAGGCAAATTAATGATATTGCAAAGCAATAACTTTGAAGACATAGATGAACATGTAAACACTCATCCTACACTCGATAGTTTTACATTGCAAACTCCGATGAATGAAGTATTGTTTAGTGGACAAATGGATCTAGACAAATACAGCCGTTACATGCGCATCGGATACAAATGAGAGATATAGATAAACTAAATGTAAGAGAGATGCAAACGTTGAGTGCTAGGGCATTATCTACAATGGTTGCCAGTAGCAACAACATTTGGCAATTTAACAAACAGGCACATCACAATAGTCAAAATTGGTACCGTTCTGTAATTGAATGGTATATTAATGAGTATGGCGGTTGGCCAGATGAAGTAGGTCCTGGTGTAGATGTAAAATTGATAATGGAAAACAAAGATGAAATTTAATAAAGCTATTAAAATATACCTGCACAAAGGCAAAGAAATAATCGATATTTCAATCAAAGTGTCTAACAATTTTGTTGTTGGATACAATATGCCTAAGGTTGAATTCGAATATTTATTGCGATGCTGGAACATGAAGGGCGGCACAAACATTGACAACAATGGTGAAGACTGGTTTATTCAACATAAACGCGCATCACCGCAGCCTGAATCTGCACCAGATAGTTATGTCAGAATCAGTGTGTCTCGAAACGGACAAAAGAACCATCATCGGGTATCATACGATGATATGGTTGCATTAGAACGCGAATATTTTTATCAAAAGCACAACATCATGCATTGGGATAGTGATGTATAATTACGAAGACATCCGCTCGGTGCATTTAGAGATTACACAGCGTTGTCAAGCAGCATGTCCAATGTGCGACCGCAACGAAAACGGCGGGCCAGATAATAGACACATAGACAATAGTGAATTAACGTTAGCGCAATGTCAAACAATATTTGAACCTGAGTTCATTAGACAATTGGAAACAATGTTTATGTGTGGTAACTTGGGAGATCCTATTGTTGCACGTGACACGCTTGATGTATTTAAATATTTTAGAATGCACAACCCTGATATGTGGTTGAGCATGAACACAAACGCAGGAGCAAAGAATGAAGATTGGTGGCGAGAACTTGCAGCCGTATATGGGCGTAATGGCACTGTCATTTTTAGTGTGGATGGTCTTGCTGATACCAATCACCTTTATAGACAAAACGTCAACTGGAGCAACGTTGAACGGAACATGCGAGCATTTGTCGACGCAGGCGGACGGGCACGATGGGACTTTATTGTGTTCGGTCATAACGAACACCAAATAGAGCAAGCCCGCGCATTAAGCGAAGAATGGGGAGTAGAACGTTTTCAAGTTAAAAAGTCAGGTAGATTTTTTAATGCCCATTCACAAGCAAAAGATACTCACCAAGCAAAGAATCGCAAGGGTGAAGAAACACAGCTAATTACAAAACCACAACAAGAAGAGAATCAAAATCTTGCGCTGCTCAAGCAAAAAGAAATTGAAAAGACTTACGGTGGTATGCGTGAATATTATGACAAGTGCAGTATCAATTGCAAAGTCTTAAAGAACAAAGAGATATTTGTCACAGCAGAAGGCTTGCTAATGCCTTGCTGTTGGACTGCTGGCCGCATGTACAAGTGGTGGCACAAAGATTACCGCGTAGAACAGATTTGGGAATTCATCGACGCAGCAGGCGGTAAAGATGGCATTAGCTTGCTTGAAAACAGTTTGGCAGACGTAATGAATGGCCCGCTGTTAAAAGATATCGAATCAAGCTGGGCTAAAGACGGAATTAGTAACGGCAAGCTAGGAGTTTGCGCAATGAAATGTGGATCAGAGTTTGATCCTTTTGGAGAACAATTTAAATGATGTTAACACTTAACGGTCTAATTACAGACAAGCCATTCCGCTATACTAGATTTCATGGCATAATTGATGCTGAACTTTTTGGGCGCTGCCAAGAAGACGCCCAACGCTTTCCATATTACAAAATTGAAAAGACCCGTACAAGCAATCCAAACCGTGTATGGTTAAATCAACAGAGCGGATATCTTAGTTCAATTGCGCATGAATTCAATAGAGATGATGTACAATGTCAAATTGGTTTAGAAATGGGCAGTATCTTCCGTGGATGTCGGACTAGAGTTGAATTATGCATGGACAGTGTTGGTAGCTGGTTGGAACCACACAAAGATGACGCGGCCAAAGTAATGACTATGCAGCTTTATTTGTCAGGACACGGCAACAGTACCAAGTTGGGCAGCACTGAAACTTGGGTACGTGAAAACGACGCATGGGCATTTGATAACACCGATCAACCCATCCACAGCCTTGAACCATTAAAGTATAACCGTGCAAGTATTATCATCAACTATGTTACAGACGATTGGAGAGACAAATCAGTCCTAGTATAAACAGTGATGTAGCAAAGGTTGCTCCCGATGTCGCAGCATTGTTTGACAACCACAATTTTACCTATGTCTCGAATTGGAAACTTGACACACTGCCGTTGCAGAGATGTTCTGATGACAAGTACATACCTGACGGATTGCTTGTTGATTACTATCGCAATCTTGATTACCGTATGTTAGATCATATTGATTATCCAAGCAAGGTAATTGAAGGCATGTCAAAATTTAGTTTTTGGTTAGTAACCAGCATTTCTGAAAAAGGAATGCAGTCTCCGATGAACATGTATATGAACAAGCATTATGCTAATATTCATCCTGGAAAGAAACGCTATATTGTTGCTAATTATTTGGGCTTAGATTCTGTGCCAGTTCTTGTGCAACAGCCCAAGACTGAACCTAGAGTCGACGGCGTACATATTGAAAATGTCGATCAGATTATTGACTTGTATGGCAACAACGTTAGTATAAAGGTTGCCCGCAATTACAATGAAGAAGCATTGGAATGTTCTTGGCACGGCGAAACAAATCTTCGAGACGACAATGACTACGACAATTGGTGGAGTGTAGCTTCGACATCTATCGACCATGATAATCAGATTTTGAGATATCTTAGAATACGAGGAAAATTGGCCATCGTGTCATATAACAACAGTCACCGCACCGGCCTTACGGTTGTACATGGCGAAGGCTCATTTGCAACAATACATCATTCTGATCAATACAGCGGCGGAAGCTTCTATATTGAGACAGACTTAAAAGACATAGACTATTGGCAATTGTATTTTCACTTTGATCCAAGGGTTGGGCGCAAGACAGACAAAAAACTAGGCATAAGTATTGTTAACCATTTCGGTGACCCAAATTGGGTTATGGACGTAGACTTTAGCGGAACGCTGAACAGGCCGTGGTTACCAGATCCGGAGAAGATATGACAGATAAAAAGAAGCCGAGTGATACATTCTGTATCCTCCCATGGGTACATTTGAGTACTCGTCCTGATGGACAGATGCGCGTATGCTGCACTGCAAATGCCAGCAGCGTTGGCCCGACAAACGACAAAGAGCATGGGGGACAGGTAGGCATACTTAAAGATGAAAACGGCAAACCTAACAACCTCAATGTAGCTGACTTTCAAACTGCTTGGAATTCGACGTACATGAAGAATGTGCGCAAGCAAATGCTAAATGGCGAAAAGCCTGCAAGCTGTCTCAAATGCTTTAGAGAAGAAGACGCAGGACACAGTTCAAAGCGTATGTGGGAAACTGACTATTGGGGCGCACGTAATGACATTGAACAATTGGTAGCTGAAACTGCTGAAGACGGAAGTGTGCCGCCCAAGCTTAGATATATTGACTTGCGGTTTGGAACAAAGTGTCAACTTGCTTGTGTAATGTGTTCGCCGCATGACAGCTCTGGCTGGATTAAAGAACACACCAAGATGTATCCACAAGTGCAGAATCCAATTCTAAAGGAAACAATGAATTGGAAAGACAAAGGGTCAAGCAACGGTAGTTCGTACAATTGGCACAAAAACAATCCAGTGTTCTGGGATCAATTTAACGAGCAGATCCCCAACATGCAACAGCTTTACTTTGCTGGTGGCGAGAGCCTTATTATCGATGAACATTATACGATACTTGAAGAAGCCATTCGAAACGGACACGCCAAAAACCTTGAACTAAGATACAATTCGAACGGCGTTGAATGGCGTGATGATTTGTTTGACTTGTGGAAAGAATTCAAACTGGTGCGTTTTCATTACAGTGTAGACGACATCGAAGAACGCAATGAATATATTAGATATCCAAGCACTTGGGAACGTACAGAAGAAGTGTTTCACATACTTGACAATGAAACAAGCGACAACGTAGAAGTCACCGTAGCTTGCGCTGTGCAAGCACTCAACATCTATTACATTCCTGACTTTATCAAATGGAAATTGACACAAGGCTTTAAGAAGATTAACATGTGGCCATTCGGAGCAGGCGGCATTAACTATCATTTTGTATATCATCCACCGCATCTCAATGTCAAGTCTTTGCCTGCATGGTTTAAAGATGAAGTTGAAGCAAAGTACGAAGAGTTTATTCCTTGGTGGGAAGAAAACTGGGAACTAGGCGTGCCAGAATGGCACAAAGGCAACGTAGACTATGACAAATGGCGCAACGCAGGCTATGGCATTGAACGACTTCGCGGCATGGTTAGCTTTATGAAAAGCGAAGACTGGAGCCAGCGTATGCCCGAGATGAAAGAGTATATTGAGCTTATCGACAAAACACGAGGTACAGACTTCGGCAAGACGTTTCCAGAAATGAAAGACATTATGAAATGAAGGCATCTATTAATAGACCACAAGACATTGAAGACCACAAAGACTATCGACTCGAATATGAGCATTGGTTAGCTGATCTTAAGGATCCAGCCGTTGTGCAAAACATGACTGAAAACTTTGCTCCTGCAATAGAATGTGATCCCATCTTTACCGACGACGAAATTGAATGGATGTATGGTTATGCATTTAGCCATTGTTCGACAGTGCGTCACAACGACAATGGTACAATGTTTATTAGCGGCAACTTGCAAGGCGTGTACGAAAAGTTTGCTGACAGATTTAATGCAATTTTACCTGGTGCTGAGAAGTCTCCTGTTGTAGGCGGCAACTATTTTATTACTCCAAGTCAATACGGATTGCACAACGACAGCACACGAGAAAGCGATTGGGTAAACAGCTTGGAACGGACACCAAGAGACAGTGAGCGTAGAAAATGGGTGCCATGGCGTAACATCATTATTCCACTCTATACTGCACCTGCACATACTCCAAGCCAAGGTGTGTTCTTTAACGAACGCCATGTTGACTTTGCGCATGTATACAATCATGGCATGAAGCCCGGTCAAGAAACAGCAACCACATATCCAGTTATTAAAGACCATGCTGAGGTTACGTTTCACGGACTCGATGGCAACGTAGTTTCTAAAGAAAGCACGGCAGTTCCATATAACCGAGAACATTATGACCAATACTTATACTATACTCCATACCGTCGTTTAACTGGATTGAATCCAGAACTGACATGTGAGTGGACGCCCAACTGTCCTATTGTGTTTGATGCTGTTCAATTACATGCCACCAATAAAGGTACTCCGGACAAGCAATGGAACACCAAGATGGGATTGCTGTTGACATTCCTAAGGAACATTGATGGCTAATATATCTACATTTGGATGCAGTTTTACACAAGGTGTTTGGCCTGTACATTATAGTTGGTCCAAACAGTTTGCAAAAGACCATCCACAACACATGATAACTGATTACAGTAACGGCGGCACAAGTATAAAATGGACTGCTGGTGAATTGCTGCGAGTGTGCAAATCTGCACCAGATGACATAAAAGTAGTTCAAATTACATCTCCTATCAGAAGCACGTTGAACTATGCTGATGTTGATTATGTCTCAATGCGATGGAAGTCAACACCAAATTTTAATCGTTATGATCGAATGATTGCACACAGCGTTCTTGTAATGAATCTCCAAGGAAAGGCATCTACTGTAGGGCAACTGTCAAAGGATGAAACCGATCTGGTGTTCAAAACATGGCATGACTCGGTTGACCCTGAACTTGAATTGTTAGAATACGGAATGTATATTGATTGGATTAGAGCTCATGCTGATTTTGTGTTCTTCCATAAATCACATGACGCATACCAATATCATCTCCACAGTAACGAAACTTTGCCAAGCGTAGAGGAACATTTTGGCCTTGAGCAATTCAAGGCATGGATATACGATAAGGGACACCATTTTGGTCCCGAGGGTGTACAGGAGGTGGCTAATTGGGTATCAACAAATTTGAATCTGTAATTTGTCCTGCGCCTTGGCTACACCATTGCGTTAACACAAACGGCAAGAACAGATTGTGTTGTAATAGTCAAACCAGCAAAACTGCATTTAATGAGGATTTTGATACATATTGGAACGGTCCAGAAGTGCGCGATGTTAGAGCAGCAATGCGTAAAGGAGAACGGCATAGTCGCTGCAAAGAGTGCTGGGATAAGGAAGACTTAGGTATCTCTAGCTTACGGCAAGGCATGATCGGCCGTCTTCAGTTAGAAGACAGATGGGAGGACTTCCTATCTATTATTGATACTGATCCCGAGACCCCAATTGAAATTGATCTCAAGCTTGGCAACTATTGCAACCTAGCATGTCGTATGTGTTCAAGCTATTCAAGTAGCCAAGTTCAAAATGAAATGCAGCGCATCTATCGTGACACTGGACAAGACATAGGTGAAGATGATTACGAGATAAAGTTCCGCCAACACAAGTGGTATAACAGTGATGTGTTCATCGACAGGATCAAACACTTTAGTGACAATGGTTTGCGTTTTCTTAAATTTACAGGCGGTGAGCCGTTTATGGTACCGGCAGTGCGCAAGATAATCGACTACTATATTGAACGTGGATTAGCAAGTGAAACAGTGCTGTCGTTTATTACAAATGGCACATTGGTTACACAGGAATGGTTAGACATGTTTGATCAATTCAAATTTGTAAGCATCAATATCAGTGTTGATGGTGTAGGCGACGTATATGAATATATTCGTCATCCCGGCAAATGGGATGACTTCGATAGCAAGCTAAATATGATTGCAGCACACAGCGCATCACGTCGTGATATGTTTGTTAATCTAGTCTTTACACTTCAGATCTATAATATGTTGTCGATTAAAGACATGGTCAAATTAGCAGACAGCCACAAATTGAGTATTGAAATGATACCATTAAACAAGCCCGAGTATATTGATGTATGTCATGCTCCGGCCCAACTTAAACAACAGGCACAAGACTTGATAGCGCAGATACAAACAACAGTCAACTTCAAGTTTGTTGAGTCTGCCAGTAAGAAGATAGACCAAATTGGTGATCCAGAATCAGTCCGTAACAGGTTTTTGGAGATAACAGCATTGAAGGATCAATACAAGAATCAAGACGGACGTGAAATGGAATTTTGGAAATACTATGAGTAAAACTTTCTGTGTGCTACCTTGGATGCACCTAGCTACAAACGCAAGCGGTGCTTTGCGTGTATGTTGCAATAGCACTCCAGGCAAGAATTTAATAAAAAAACCCGATGGCACTGCTTACAAATTATGGAGTGATGATATCCAACAAGCTTGGGATAGTGACACTTATAAGACAATTCGAAAGCAGTTGTTAAATGACCAACGTCCGGATATGTGTGCACGATGCTTTAGAGAAGAAGATGCAGGCTTAAAAAGTGCACGAATGGGTGTAAACCAAAAATGGATAGAAGATCGAGAATATGAACTAGAGCCCGACATGGATATTAGATATGTTGACTTGCGGCTAGGAAACTTGTGCAATCTGCGTTGCCGCATGTGTAACCCATATTCGAGCAATCAATGGGTAGATGAATGGCAGGCACTTACTGGACAAGACCTCGGCACAGATGAATTTAACAGATTGAAAACTATGGATTGGCCTGAGAATCCAAAGACTTGGGAAAACCTTTTTGCGATAAGTGACACAGTTGAAGAGATTTATCTGACAGGCGGCGAGCCTACTGTGATACGCGAGCAGCATCGTTTGTTGCAGCATTTTATAGACAAAGGCACAGCAAAAAACATCAGACTCAAATACAATATCAACATGACAAACATACCCAAGCACTTGTTGGAGATGTGGACTGAGTTTAAACGTGTACAAGTCAACTGTTCGATTGACGCTTATGGTGATCTTAATCGATACATTAGATATCCAAGCCGCTGGAAAGCCGTACAAAAGACTTGGGATCAAATTCGTGCAATACCAAATGTCAGTTACGAGATACATTGTACGGTTCAAATGTATAATATTCTCAACCTAAATGAATTGATAGACTGGACTGCACAGTATGATACTAGGGTTTATTTCAACATTCTTAACCATCCTGAAGAGCTTAACATTAGAGTTCTTCCTCTTGCATTAAAGGACGAGGCAGCACGTAGACTTGAACCTTATATTGAATTAGAAAAGGTACAAGGTATAATTGATTATATGTATGCTGAAGATTGGTCGCATCGACTTGAAGACTTCTACACATACACAGATGTGCTTGACAAAAGCCGTAATGAAAAGTTAATAGACCATGTACCAGAGTTAACAAGATGAGAACTAAACCAATACATTACAAACTGTCAAAAAATATAGTCACAGTGAGAGGGCAGCGCGACATCGTCGTTGTGTTCTATAACGACTATTTTGACAACAAAGACAAATACCAAAACGATTACACATATGCAAGCGAATTGATGAAATTTACTTGGTCGACAACAAATAGCTCACTTAACCAGTCGTATGATTTTATTATAAGTGACAACCTAGAAGAAGCACTAATTGATGCAAAGGGTATGGGATTCAAATGTGCAGTTGTACAGACACCGGGACATGTAATACGCGGCGACTTTGTTGAACACCTCAACAAGATGCGACAGCAAGACTGGTTGCTAATAGGCCACATACTTGAAGATGACAATTATCTCAAGTTACATGACCAGTGCTTTGTGTTGAATCTCGAGAAACTTGGCGTAGATGATATGGACGCAGGTTGGCCACAACGCGATGTCCTTGTGCCAATGTATACGCGATCCGATGAAAACTTTCATGACAGCTATACTCCAATGTGGACTGAGTTCAATCAACAATACAGTGAGAGAAACGTTAAATGGGGCTGGAAGTGGATTTCACGAGGGCTCATAAACAGCGCAGTGTTGTCGTTCAACAAGGACGTGCGCAATAGCAAGATACATTTGTATCCGGAAAATCTAGGACATCGTGATACTTGGTTGCGCAAAAATACACAGCCGACACAGATGAGCAAGATATTCGATCAAATTGATAATTTTGATCACCGCAAGCTGCACATGTTTAATAATGAACTAGTGTCTAAAGATTTGATACAAAATCAAACCAAGCAACAAAGCTTCGACAACATTGTGGTTTTGGCATCTGGATTTTATGGGCTTAAAACTACCAAGCTATTCGATGCTAAAAAGCTAGTGTACTACGATATATTGCAGCCTATGCTAGATGTCACAAAGCGTATTAATGATGAATGGGACGGAGTAAGTGACATTATTGAATTTGCTCCCGATCACACAGTATTCAACGACGCTCGGGTCGTACGGCACGACATATATACAGAAGGTGTGTTCAAGGATCAAAGTGAATTGACAGAATATTTAACCCACTATCGCACGATAGAAAAACAATACAATCAAATTGACATCATTGCAGATCCGCAATCATTCCTCGATATTGTCCCTGTATCAGGTTCGACATACATTTGGCTAGACAGTGTTTACACATATTGGGCAAACTTATGGAAGCACCGACCGAGAGAACTAGAACACAGTTATCAAACTATTATGAGCGAGCTTTCTAAACGAGACAATGACATTTGGATACATGTAAAAGATCCAAATGGTCATATTAGAATATTGCACAACAAGAGTTCAGAGTTGCGATTCCTAGACGCAGCGTTTTCTAGTAATTACAAGACTTGGAGTTAACATGAGCTGGACAACAATACAACAATCAAGAACAGCTTGGGCACAACTGCATTCGGCACCGCCCGCTGAAATTAGAACAGAGTTCGACAACCTACGTCACTTAGTGGTCGAACACCGAAGCAGTTATGGCGCAGGTTGGCAAAGTCTAACACTGCATGGCGAGCGGCCGCACTGGACTGAGGGCATTGATCGTTACCCAGGACATGAGAATGATTTAGATTGGAAATATGATTACCATTGGACCGAGGTTGCAACCCAATGTCCAATCACAGTTGAGTACATCAAGTCACTGCCATTCAAAAAGTTGCAGCGTGTAAGGTTTATGTTATTGCGTCCCGGCGGGCTAATTGACTACCATAGAGATGTCAATAAGATGAACCTATCGCCGCTCAACATCAGCATCAACATGCCGCAAGGATGTGAGTTTACAACATACGACTATGAAAGCGAACAGCATGAAAAGGTTGTGCCATTTGTAGACCAATCTGCATTCATAGTAAACATCGGACATTACCATCGCGTTATCAATCGCAGCAATCAAGACAGACTGCATATGATTGTGCATGGACAATACACACAGGATTTCTACAATCAACCGCAAAACTATATAAGTAGAGTTGATCCAGAATACAAGGACTTATTTGATGAAAATTTTAATTAGCGGCAACAACGAGACAGGACTTAGTCAAGCAATTGGAAAACTGTTTCCGAATCAAGTTGAGTTTGCAAGCAGACGCACAGGCTACGACTTATGTTCTGATAAAGGTAGAGACAGCTTTGCTGATATTGCTCCTACTTTTGATGTTGTAATTATTAACTCTGCACTGTGGCGCTTCCAACAGACAGTGCTTTTAAACGCCGTGTACGCTTCGTGCAGGGCCTCACACAGCGCGCCGCATATCATTTGTGTGGGCAGCACTACGGATCGTGTTAAGAACGGTAATGCTTGGATATACAACGCAGAAAAGAAAGCACTACGTGATTACTGCAACACGCTTGCAATTGGCGGCGTGTGGACAGACGGTATGCCCAAGGTAAGTTACATCAGCTTTGGCACACTAAGCAACAATCAGGAAAAGCATCCCGACCGTAAGTGCCTCGACATTGATCACGCAGCTGAAT